GGGCAATTTACTGGCTTATAGCTCATTTCCGTCCTCCCCATCTCACTATGTGTTCTTGGGCTTCCCCATCTTTACCCGTTACCTCTGTCCTAGCCAGCTTAGGTATATGGTACTCAGATAGCTTCTGCATTAGGTCTAGTGCCTTGGCTGGATCAGGCTTTAATCCTAGCACCTCATCGCCCTCAGCTACCCTCTGGAGCCATCTGTCCATGTAAGGCACGTTCTTCTCTAGCAAAGTAGCAATAGCATTACGCACTACCGTAGTACTCTTATTAGGTACTCCTGCTGGTCTTCCCGGCCCTGCTAGGCCTTCACCGATTTTAGGAGTTTCTTTAACCTTATCTGTTTCCATTTTTGCATTACCTCTCAGGTGTCATGCTCTCGCTGCCTAGTAATCCTGCTCCTATTGGTGCTGCCATAAATAGCGGCTGTCCTTTAGAAACTCCTGCCTTCATCTCTGGTGTTATGTCTATGTATCGGATTGGCTCCTGCATACCATCAGCATTAACTTTAGTCTCACCTACCCTAGCTCCCCACTTCTTACCGTACTTATCTAAGAACTTCGGGTATATCTCGTCGTAATACTTCTTCATTCCCTCGCCGCCGATACGCAAATCATCGCCCTCGAATCTTTGCATATTGCCTCGTTCAACACCTAATATTTTGTCAGCTATTTCTTTTCCGACAACATCTCGTAGCGGCTTACCTTGAAACTCGTCGTTTCTAACAATCCCATTCTCAACTTCCAGATTCATTCGTTGACCGCCAACAACATCAACATCAACAAAGTAAAGATTTGGGACTTCATCAACAGCCTCAACATCGATTTTATTAACCTGCTTACTCAGATCAAAACGCTCTGCCTGTCTTGCACCTGTTGTCAATCCGATACGATCATAGCCGTTCTCTGCTGCGTGTTGGATTGCTCTCTTTAGGGCTAGTTGATACCAAGTATCCTTAAATGGAGCATCTGGTACACGATCCCCTGAAAGGAAATCAATAGCACTAGCTTTCGCTTCTTCAGCCGTGTTCCCACCGTTTCCTAAAAACTTACCTTCTTTTGTTCGCACCTCGAACCAGCCATCTTCATCTACAATTTTTGCACCCTCTGGCAAAGCCTTATACCCCTTATCCCTACCAGCCTGATGCCAGTCGCTCTGCACTTCTTCAATTAGCAACATTTTCTTACCGTCAGCGTCTACTCTGTCATTGACTCGTAGATGGGCTAGGATATTTGGCTCCGAAAAATGCGGAGATTTATATCCCCCTGACATTGGCTTAATGCCAGATAATTCATTTCCTTGGTTATATAGTAATTTGGCAACTCCCCTAATCGCATCGTCAGACATCCCTGCATAGTCATCTGCCACATTTATTTCATCAACAAATGGCCCTGCCACGTTATCACCATATTTAATAGTGTAAGTGCCTTGTGTTTGGGAAGTTCTATTTCTATAGATTTGCACTTTCGACGGGTCAAATGGTGCTGTTTTTTGCGGCATTGTCAGCAGCAACTCACGGTAATTCTCACCCCCCGGCAATGTGTACTGACCGAACTTCGGCAAGAATGCACCTTCATCCCCCGGCATCTTCTCACCCGGAAGCCTTGGTATCTTTGACTTTACTTCCTGAACATCTACGCGATTATTGGCAATGTAGTCCTGAACCTCCTGACGAGTAACATTCTGCTTACCCTTCAAGAAATCATCCAGACCCATCCATTTAATCTCATCAGCCCTAACATCCTGACCTTTAGAAATGTCATTTAGGAAAGCCTGACCTGTTCCTGACTTCCTTGGGGTCGCTAGTGCCGCTTGTTCCACAGCACTATAAAAGCCAATGTCCGACTTAGGAGCCGTTTCCAGTAATCCCTTAGTCTCCTGAATACTCAAGCCTACCGGAACACCCTTCGTAGCCTTTAGAGCAGTCTTTCCTGCACCGTATCCAATCGCACCGAGTCCAGCTACATCCAGCACATCTAGCGGCTGTGGAGCCTTGCCTAGACCAACATCCGTATAAGCCCTCTCTGCCCCTGAAATGCCCAATACATCAGCAGGTTTGATCGCCTTGAGCAACTGGTTTACTTGGACAGGCTGAGTCTGCAATCCACCGGGGATAATCTCACCCGTGGGAGCTTGCTTAGGCGCAAAGTTAAAGCTAGTCGGGATATTTACGGTACTCTGACCTGTGTAGCCGGGAAATAGTTTCGCTACGTCTGCCGCTGTTCCAGCACGATTAACGAACTCTCCAGCCGTTCTAGCACCACCAGCCATCTTCTGAAAGACGTTCTCAGGGATCGGCTTAATCGTCGTTCCCTTGGCTAGATTCTCCTGAGCAATCTCCTGCGGAGTCTTTACCCGCATCGACTCCATAAAGAGCATTTGCTGTAGCTCTGCCTGTGTAGGCAATTTGCGAAACTCAGCCATAGATAGCCTCGTACATATCGGCGCGATTCTCTAGTATCCACGCCCTCGGTTCTTCGTGACATTTCTTGAAATCAACACCTACCGTCTGGCTTCCTGCATGATGCACATAAGCCCTGCTGACGAAATGCTGATAACCCGCCACGTTCAAGTCATGGCATATTATATTATCTGAATACCAATTAGTACTTGGAAACTTAGCGACTTCCCATGCTTCCCGGCTTATCGACGCGAAAATAGGCGCAATGACCGGAGTCAGCTTGATCTGATGCTCACTCTCCCACTTCAACCCTGCCCTTCTATCCCCGTCTACCGGAAACCTGATGTTCTGATCCGGCAACACATAGTCCGACCTAGCACCTAAGAATCCGTATTTCACGCCACGAGACTCCAGAATTCCCGCATCTTCCCGCATTAACGATAGCGTATCTGGATTAAGAACCACATCATCGTTAGCTAAAATTAATGAGTCAAACTTGCCATGTTCAAAGGCGTAGTCAACGGCTGCGTTATAAGCATCTCCGAAATTGGTAGCAGGATTGGGTCGGTAGATAAGGTTTTCTGTGATCTCTCTTGCTCTAGCCCAGAGTCCCAAATTATTAGAACAAAGGTATACGGGCAACTTGTTACCATAAACGCGAATAGACTCCAGCAGCACCGTTATGCCGACATTGTTCACCGTACAGATTACGATTGCTTGCATATCGCCCAAAAGTATAAGTCTGCGGGGTTATAATTAGTTATAAATTCATATACTTCAAACTTACTCAGATCGCAGTTTTCCCTAAAGTCCTGCTCCGTTAGGTTCCGGTAATAATCCCCGCAAAATGGCGCATCGTCCGGGCTTGTACGCCTCGTTCCATGTTCAGCCCTGCCCGTAGTAGCACAGCTAAAGAAAACCAGTCCTGAAGCCATCCTGACCATGTTATTAAAGGTCTTTACCCATTCAGGGTTATGCTCAAAACACTCGCAGCTAGCCACAACGTCAAAACTATCATCAGGGTAGTCAAGCTCCTCACCCTTAGCCACCACATCAACTCCTCGGCCTTCACCCAGATCAACCCCGGTATAGTCGCAAGCCACAAAGAATTGACGGATGGAACCATTAATGTCCAGACTTCCGACCTCTAAGACCTTGGACTCAAAGAAATACTGTGGGAATTGTTTTTTGACGCTAGCAACAAAGTCTAGCTGGCTCTGATGGCTCACCACTTAACCTTATCTGCCCAATAAGCGGCTGACATCTTGCCTTTAGAAATATTGGACGCATGACGAGCCTTAAATGAGGCTCTACGGGCTTTATCTGCCGCCGACTCACCTTCCTTAGCCGGAGACCCTGAAACGCCCTGTTGACCGAATCTAATGAGCTTCACCTCGTCACCAGACTTCGCTAAAACTGCATGGCTTTTTGTAGGATGACTAGGAGTCCGCTTCGGCTTGTTGTAACCAGCAAACTCCTCTTTGCCTCGCTTAATCGCCATTGCCTTTCCCTCGTTTTTTCTTACCCATAGGAATCTTGATCTCGATTTCTATTTCATTAACACCGTTCTTTTTCTTTTCTTTTTCTTCGTCGAGATACTCTTTTAGCAACTCTTTGTCAGATTTCTTTTGACCGTTCTTCATTTTTTCCTCGGCTTGGCTGTCTTAGCTGATTCCTTAAACGCCTTAGCAGTTGGCGCACCTTTAGAACCCGGTTTACGCATTTTCTCGCCAGAACCCTCAGCGATACGTTCACGTTTTCGGTGGATATTACTGTAGAGTCCGGCCTTCATTTCTTAGCCTTTTTTGCTTTGCCACCTTCGGATAGCATAATTGCAACTGCTTGTTTCTTAGACTTAACGACAGGGCCACCCTTACCTGAATGTAAGGTTCCTTCCTTAAATTCGTTGTAAACCTTGCTCATCTTCTTTTCAGATTTCGTCTTCTTCATACGACCTCCAGATAACCACGTTCAAAAAGTAAGCCTATGGTCTTTCGATGAGCTTCTTCCCACATCTCTACACGTTCCTGCTTGGAAAGATTCTTGCCCTGATCTAGCTCGAAATGGCATAAAAAACAAAGGCTAGCAATCCTAAAATCACTAGCCTTTATACCCTTTCCTTTCCCATCTCGCAACTGATTCGAGTGGGCTGCTACTACCGTTCCGTCCTCCTTGCCGCAATGCTGACAAGGTAGGTGTCTAGCTCTCTCAAGTAACTTCTTGCTTCTGTACATTGAACCTCTTAGACGGATAATTTACAAACGACTCGCCCTCGTTACATTCCTCGCAGCAGGTAACAATCTCGCCTGATAAGTCCCTAGCCCTCGGAACCTCATCCCAGTCTACTACCCAGCCACAATATTCACATTGTGCCAAATTGCTATCGTCTGGTACGTTATATTGTAGGTCAGTCATGGCTTACCCCTTTCTCTCACCAATACAGCAGCAGCTAAAGTCCCGTATCCATCTATGCCAGCTTGCTCAACGACCTTGGCACATTCCTCACGCTCTATTGCTGCGACTAGGTTGGCAAAGTGTTCCAAATGTCCAGCATCCATCACTACCCCTAACGCCATCGCGCCGTGAAACAAGCCGTGTTCCTGTATCAACTTGTTGATGTCATCTCTAGTCATTGTGTCACCCTATCCATAGTCCGATTAGAAGCCTCCTGAGACCGCCATACGTCGATCCGAGCCTGTGCCGCTATCAACTGCCATCTAAGCTCCTCAGCAGCCTCTACAGCCGCCTGAAGGCCTTTTAACAAGGCTTGGTACTCTGGGTGAGCGTAAGCCTGATTCTCCCTGTCAGCTACCGTATTCCCGATAGCCTGACTGAACAGAATTGCTTTCTTGCTCTTACGAAACTCCTCAAGGTAGGTAACTTCAGCCTTAGCCTTAGCGTAAGCCGTAGAGTTTTTGTAAATGAAATCGATTGCTTCGTGCGGATTAACTTGCATATTCCACCTGCCCGATAGCGACTCGGATTGCCTCGATTAGCTTCTCAGCGTTCTCCGGCGTTATGCAGAGATTCGCACTACCGTTGCTCAACATCACGTTAATCCATACGTCTTTACCTATCGTATCGACGTAGATTCCTGTGTGCCGTGTTACGCCTTCGATTTTGATAGATTCCATGTTGCTCCCCTTGAAAAACCGGGGTTTCCCCCGGATTGTTAATTAAATAATACGCAACTTGCCTGACATACCGCGAGACTTTAAGGCTGAGATAATTTGCTCAATCACATCCTGTCGCGTATCGCCAAGAAACTCGACTAACTCACCCTGTAACTCGGCAATGTTGGTGCGGATTGGCAATGCCTCGCACTCACCGATAAAGAAAGTTTTGCCGTAGCCGTTGGTCTCTTGAAAAATGCTAGCTTTTACGATTCCCATTTTGTTCCCCTTAGAAATCCCGCTGTGTGCTGCGGTATGGACGTATCTTCTCAAAACTGTTTCGGAGCGTCAACAAATATATTTCTATAGGTAAATGTATTGCTATAGGTAAATCCTATCCCGGCTATTTCCAAGGGTTTAGCTTCTCCTGATCCATGACGTAGGTTTCTCCATGCCCTAAGTTCTTTAAGTTTTCCTCTTTGATTAGCTGGCTCTTTCTCGTCCATCCGGGAAAAGTTACGCTCTTGCCATTAACGATAGCCAGCACATAGACATCTACATCGTCGTTTAGCTTGGTCGTTGCCAGTAACCTACCGTCTTTGTATTTAGTTGTTTTTATGTCAATGCGCTGTCCCTTGAAAAGACAGTCGTAAGACCCTGACCTAGTTTTAGCGATTAAGTCTGGAAAAATATTGTGTAGCTTACAAAATGCGTACTCGCCAATGATCCCTGTCAAGTCTGTCTCTAGCGCAGACTGATTGCCCATTTGCCGGTCTTTGGTATTGCTAGCCCTAGAAACCATATTCCTCATGGCTGCAACCATTACGCATAAATCGTAATCTTCATCCGTTATCGTTATGGTCTTCATGGCTCTCGGCACACCTCTTTTACCGCTTTAACCGCATCAATTACGTTAGTGACAACAGCTACCTGACCTTTCCATGAGTGATGCCATAGCACCTGATCCGGGGTTAGCTTGGCCTTATCGTCCCGCTTTATTTCCAACAGACAGTTTTTGCCTTTCCAACCTACTAAGATGTCGGGACAGCCTTTGCCTACCCCGTGAAGATGCTCGACTTCCATACCCAAGCGTCTTAGCTCTTTAACAATCTGGACTTGATTTGAGTCAACCCGTTTATAGACCACGCCAATCCCCCCATTTGCCTCGGTTTCCACGTTCCCACTGGTCTCGGCAATCCTTCTCTAGCTTCTCTCGCCTAGCCTCTTTTACCTTGATTAGATAGTCCATCGCCTTGCCCCTGTCTTCTGTTCTCATCGCTAATACAGCACGAACTTCACACCTATGCCTTAAAACTTCCTCGGTTATCAAAGTCAATTCTCGCTCCTATCCTCTCCACAAACTGCTGGCTTAGACTGTCGTACCAAAGTCCATACCACTCCTGACCATCCCCGTTCCTCTGTTTCTCGCACATTAGGAAGGTATCTGGCTGTGTCTCGTCTATCTGTTCACCCCGGTTCTTTTGGTTTTCTTTTTTCTTATTTCTCCAAACCAAAAAGACGTTATCCACCTGATCCGAGATACTTCCAGACCCTTTCAGGTCGTTCTT